TTCATTCCTCTTCCTCCTTGCATTCGTGACGGTCATCGCTCCATCGAAGGACATAATGGGTTTTACACTTAGGACAATATCCAAACTTCTTCTCAAAATCCATAACTCTTGCAACTAAATAGATCAAGTCATCAGGAATGACATCGAATCTTTCGTAATGTCTCTCTAATGAGAAGTTTAATCCAACAATTAACATGTTGCATTCGTCTTTCGTTAGGTATAGGCTATCGGATGGGGGCTTAAATGGCTCCATATTAACCTCGATTCTGATATTAATAATAAATATACCTCAGGATAGCCCCGATCAGGTCTAGATTCATGGGACTGCGACCCATAAATCGACTAGACGACGGCCTAGATGTTCAAGACAGGGGTTAGAAGAAGTATATAGAGTAGGTAGTGGGTAGTCCCATCTATGGCAAAGACAGACACCTTTTTCATTAGAGCCGATCTAAATGTATTGAACACCAACACTTACCAAGAAACTCCTATTGACTTGGGAACTTATGTTAACGCATTAGAAAAGTCAGTTTTAAGGATTAAATCAGTGCAGGTATCCTACTCTGATGCAACAGGCCGATCCATTGATGTCGCTGCTGGTGATGTTGGAGTTGCTCAATATCAACTACTTACCCAGTCACAAGCGGACATCGTTCTAGCCTCTGACAATGCAGTTGTAGCATCTGGAAGAGTACATCAATATAACGAGGGTGCTGCTGATGGTCTAGCAACTATCGTAACAGACTCTAACGATCTAAACCCTGTTACATTTGGAACAGAGGGATATATTGTGGCAGTCGATACCATCTTCCTAGGTGGATCAGGTTCTCTAGGATTCGTTGAAGAACCATATGTATCTGTTATCCTAGAATGTCAAGTTGAAACTCTTACCACTGCTAAGGCTATGGCTCTTGCTCTTAGCCAGCAGGGTAACTGATTCTAGGTGAAGAGGATGGTGGCTATACATGGCCGATGGTGCGGACCTAACTGGACCGGAGGAAAAAGAATGTCAGCCCTCGACTACAAGAAGGCTGGACATTCTTTTTCAGCACCGTGTGAAGATATTCTTGATTGCGCTTGTCGGAGTCATGACAGAGATTGTGCGAACGATCTAGGTTGCTCTAGCAAGGCAGATTTGAAACTTGCAGCAGTAGCCTCGATGAATGCTATTCTAAAACCAAAGCAAAGAGATGTTTCACTAGCGATTGCCAGTCTTATGACAATTGCATCAGCAACAAGGAGGAGATAACATGGCAAATGTAACAATGACCTTAGAAGAATACGAAGCATTACGATCACTGATTAACAGTGAAAGAGAGTCAGAAGGTGAATCCCTGACGTTACGTAACGAACAGCTCCCTTTGAAGTCTAAAAAACGCACTACTGCGTATGGTAGAAAGTACAAAAAAGCATTCAAAATGGTGTCAAAGCGGTTCAAATTGAAGTCCGGAAAGTGGAAAAAGAACGGTTTTAGATCCGCAGTTAAAGCAGCACACAAGGAGGCTAGAAAGTAATGACATTAAATCCATTAAGCAACGACCAACTTCATTCACTTAGATTGAAAGATACAGTAGTGATCCGAGGAAGAGTAACAAGTCTTGTGGGCGATTATGTTCAAAGGCAGTTAGTGTTTGATGATCATGTACCTAACCGTGCTCTAAGATTGGTTAAAGCATACATATGGCAACAATCCGAGAAAGGGATGACTCAATCTTCAGCCATTGGATGTACCGTATCTTCTCAAAATACACTCGTTCCATTCTTTGCAGCTGATAATTATGACCAAATCGCATGGATCACCAGTGGTAGGGCAACAACAGTAGTTGGACAAAAAGATTACAATGACATTATCGACCCAACAAATTTGATTTCACATCAAGCATTTGCAACTTTTTGGCATGAAGGCACATTAGAAGAACTTAACATCAACTACATGTTTATCTTCCAGAGAGTAGATCTAGATGATACAGATGCTCTAATTGTTACTCTCAACAACTATATCTCGTAATAGTAGAGTTAGAGGAACATATTCGTAGTTATTTTGCTCATGCAATCTATTGAGTAAAACTGTAGCAAGTTTTCTAGTATCAATATCTGCGATGGAAAAGTTCTCTTCATCTGCTAGATAATGTTCTAATGCTCTCGTAACTGTTCTAGATCGTGTTCCTTTTGTCTTTCCTTTGAGTTTGTTCGCTAATTCGATAGGAATTGAAGCAGTAATGATGGTTTTCATTCCTCTTCCTCCTTGCATTCGTGACGGTCATCGCTCCATCGAAGGACATAATGGGTTTTACACTTAGGACAATATCCAAACTTCTTCTCAAAATCCATAACTCTTGCAACTAAATAGA